AAGCCGGCGCAAGTCTTTCACAACGGACGAACTGCATTTACTCAACCCACTGTAAAGGCTTATGTCGCCAGTAGTCGATACGCGCGCTCGATTATTGGTATTGAAGCAACGGGTAAGAATCAGCAATACGGCTATGACATTTTGGATAAGGCTGGCACGCGAGGTTACAACACCGCTGAAGGGCAAGCTCTTATTTCTATGGCAAACAGCAGACTAAAAACACAAAAGCCTACGCTTATGCTTTACCGCGCGCTGATTAGAGAGATGCCAGCTTTAACCGCAGATATGATTTTTATTATAGAAAGCTACTCCGATCAAATAACTCGGAAACTTAGGAACTAATTATGGCAATCAAGATCCCTATTGTTTCAGAATTTAATAGCAAGGGCATTCGTCAAGCGAGAGCAACCCTAGCTGATTTTGGTAAAAACGCTGGCTTCGCTTTCGCAGCTGTCGGTGCAGCAGCAGCCGTAGCCGGTGCTGCAATTATTCGTTTCGGTAATGACTCGGTGCAAGCTGCCTCAACACTTAATGAATCACTACACGCCGTAAGCGTCGCATATGGATCTGCAAGCGAATCCATTGTCAAACTAGGTGAAGATTCTGCGACTCGCCTTGGTGTCACACAATCAGCTTTTAATGCTGCTGCGGTGCGATTCTCAGCTTTTGCCGAGCGCGTAGTTGGCACTGGTGGCGATGTAGCTGGATTTGTGGACGACATCACTACGAGAGCTGCCGACTTTGCTTCCGTCTTCAACATAGATGTTGCAGACGCTTTGCAGACTTTCCAGTCTGGTCTTTCTGGTGAAGCTGAACCGCTAAAGCGATTTGGTATTAACCTTCTGGATTCCGAGGTTAAGGCTTACGCGCTAAGAACTGGACTTGCAACAGTCGGCAAGGAAATGACCGAGCAGCAAAAGGTTCAGGCGCGTTATGGGTTGCTCATGGAAGCTACCAGCAAGACTGCCGGGGACTTTGCTAATACTTCCGGGGGACTGGCTAACCAACAGCGTATTCTCACCGCATCTTTTGAAGATCTGCAAGCAGAAGTCGGAACTGCACTACTGCCGGTTATTGCCGAAGCAACCGGTGAATTTACAAAAATGATACCGGCGCTTAAAGATGCCCTTGTGCCTATTTCAGAGAATCTTGCCGATGTATTTAGAACTAAGGTTTTGCCAGCTATCCAAGATTTTACTAAATGGCTTGCTTCGCCAGAAGGTACTAAAAAGATCAAGGAGTTTACTGACTCAATTATTAGGGGAATCGAAGAACTTGTAATCTTTACCGGGGCAGTTATCAACAACTGGACAGCAATCAAAAACACCGCGATTGCCATTGGTACTGCTGTAGTTGTTTACAAAACTTTGACGACAGCAATACAGCTGGCGACGGCTGCACAGCTTCTTCTCAATGTTGCGGTAGAGGCTAATCCTTATCTGGCTTTAGCCAAGATTTTAGCCATTGTAGCCACCGCTATTGTTACTGCAGCTGTCGCCTTAGATACTTTTAGCAAACAGCAGAAAGCAGCTAGAGAAGCTGCTACTGGTCTTACTGGTAGAACAGCTGAGCTGGCAGCTGAACAAGATCGACTAAAAGAGCTAGTCGATAATGGCGTAATTAGTTTTACTGATTACAAGAATGCGATGAAGCCTGTTCAGGATGAGCTCGGTTTTATTACCAAGGACTCAATTCTGCTTCGACTAGAAACCAACAAACTTAACAACATCAACCTATCAAAGTTCCGAAGCCAGCTAGGTGATACCCGAATTGACGGGCAAAAGCTAGTAAATAATGCGCGCGAACTTGCTTACTATATGGCTGGTGGTAAGCCGGGTGGCTACAAGCCTCTGCCCGATCCGGCTGACGAAATAACCGGTGGCGGTCAGACTGCTGGTGAGAAGGCTGCTGACGCTCGCAAAAAAGTCCAAGATCTAATCAAAAATACGCGCAAGCAGGTTATCAACGCACAAGAGGACTACCGTAAAGCAGTCGCAAAAGCCAATTCTGACTTTCTAACAAACGAAGCAAAAATTCAGCGCGATTACGCGCAGAAGTTTGCTGACATTATTGACCAGTCTAAAAACAGGCTTAGAGATGCTTTTAGAGGCATTGCTACTTTTACTGTTTCTCAGTTCATTAGCGACTTTAGACAGGTAGAAGAAGCCAGACTACGCTCTTTTGAAGACGCTAAGAAGGTTGCCGAAGATCTAGGCAAGTCTTTCACCGAAGTATTTATTGCTGGCGATCCGGTTAAGGCATACCTAGACAGTTTGCGGAACAAAGTAGCAGCTAACCAGAGGTTGCTAAGTGTTAGCGCACAACTTCTGGAGCGTGGCTTTAGTCAGACTTTTATTGAGCAAATTATCTCTACTGGTGAAGACGGTGGTGTTGCACTAGCCGAAGGTATCCTAAAGAGCAATCCAGAAGTCATTAGTGAGATCAAGACTCTTTTCAAGGACATTGAGCGAGTATCCGAAACTGGCGCTAATGCTCTTGCAGATCAGCTTTACGAGCAGCAGGGCTTAGCGACCAGAGAACTAAATGTTCTTTTCGAAAAGACGCAATCTGAACTCCTAGACGCATTAGCAGCTAACTACACCGAATACACAGATACGCTGACTGACGCAGCAGCAACCCTAAAAGATGCCATTACCGACATTACGACTGACTTCAATGACGCAATCGAAGAAATGGAAGGACAGCTCGGTGGGCTAAATTCCACTGTTACTGCGTTCCGTAATATGCTAAAAGGTCTTTACGACAGCACAGTTGACGCAACCAAGCCACTATTACCAAAGGGAGCTGGCAAAACTTCTGACGGCGTAGGGTTCGAATTTGACATCAACTCTGCGCTCGGCACTAATCTATTGCAGAACACTCAGCAGACAATCATAAATGTCAATGTTCAGACTGACGCAACGCAATCAACAGCTATGGTTGGTAAAGCAGTTGGTAATGCAATTACTAAGTATGTTTCTACCGGCGGTCAGGTTCGTGTAGTTTCTGGAAATGTGGCTGTGTAATGTCCGTTCCTACACCTAAAGTTGAAATTGGTTTCGACCTTACCGACTCGCTAATCGGTCCATACTTTCGTCTAGACGATCTCTTATACGGACAGTTAGATACTTCGCCATACGGACTGGGTGGAACAATCTTTTTCGATGTGACTACCAAGGTTCGCTCTGTGGCTATCCGGCGCGGTAAGAACCGACAGCTAGACCAGTATGACCAAGGTTTGGCAAACATTGTTTTCAATAACAATGACCGAACTTTTGACCCAGAATTTACCGGATCGCCTTATTACGGACAGATTATTCCGAAGCGTCAAATACAAATAAGCTCTGGCGGAGTCGTGCAGTTTTTCGGGACGATTGACGACTGGAATTTAGAATATGAACCTAGTGGCGACAGCATTGTTTCTGCTGCTTGTAGCGATGCTATTGGTGTGTTTGCGACACAAACTATTTCCGTCAGAACTAATGACCAAGAATACTCTGGGGATCGCGTAAACACCATTTTAGATTTGGCAGAAATAAACTGGGCAACGACTTCGCGAGATGTCGAAACTGGTCAGATGTTGCTGGGCGCAGACACTATTCCTGACGACACTAGCGCTCTGGCTTATCTAAGAACTATTGAAAAGTCTGAACCCGGCAGCTTTTTTATTTCTAAAACTGGCGATGTCGTATTTCGAGATCGCCTAACTGCTGCGACTTCGGGTGGGCTTGTATTAGCTGATGACGGTACTGGTATTCCTTATACCGGTATGCGCGTGCAGTATGGGTCTGAACTATTAGCTAACGAAATTGTGTTGCAGAATTATGCGAACACAGAAGTTATTGCTACTGATACGGACTCTATCGGTCTATACGGAATAAGTAACCTGACACAGACCGGGCTGCTGGTTGCCAACGCCAGCGATCTTGGTGAAATGGCAGTCTTCTTCGCCAGTAAGTTTGCGCAGCCAGAATACCGATTTGAGTCAGTAGAAGTAATTGTCGATCAGTTGCCCACAATTCAGCAAGCAGAAATTTTGGGACTAGAGCTCGGTTCGGTAGTAAAAATAGTGTTTACGCCTAATGGGATAGCTCCTGCCATAGAGAAGTATGCGGAAATTATCCGTATAGACCACGCAATAACAATTACTAACCATGTCGTTTCTCTTGGGTTCGCCACGCTGGACTTTACTCTGTTCGTACTAGACGATCCAGAGTTTGGTAAGCTGGACTCAAACAACGCGCTTGCATTCTAAGGAGAACTAATGCCCGGACTCGGTAGAAAAGTATTTACCGCTGGTGAAGTGCTGACCGCTGCCAACACCAATTGCTACCTAATGGATCAGTCGGTAATGGTATTTGCTGGAACTGCTGCGCGATCTAGCGCGATTGGTACGCCTAGCGCCGGTATGTTGAGCTACCGCACAGACGGCACAGTTTACGAATACTACAACGGCAGCGCTTGGGCGACTTTAGTCAATCCGGGTGACATTACTGCGGTCACTGCGGGAACTGGTCTATCCGGTGGTGGAGTATCTGGCGATGTAACCCTAAATGTTAATTACGCTGCTGTTGGATCTGGTGTTCAATCCTTGGTTGCAATCAACGCAACGCAGGTAGCCAACACAGTTACGACTGTTACTGCTGCTTATACCGCTACAACTGGTGACAAAAATGAATACCTTATCGCCGGTGGTACTGTAGCTTACACTGTGACTATTCCCGATGTGCTAGCTGTCGGTGAGCAAATTTCTGTTGTGCGTACTTCTTCTGGCACAGTTACGATCGCTGCCGGAACTGGTGTTACGACTTGGGCTTCCAGCGGAACTGCTGGAACAGCAGTCACTTACAAGCTAGCGAACCAGTATGACGCAGCTTCGGTTGTCAAGTATGCTGCTAACAGCTATGTAGTCGTTGGAAAGGTTACTGCCTAATGCCATTCCCAGTCATTGGAATTTTTGCAAGCGCAGCAGGTAAATTACCGCTAGTCGTGGAGTATTTGGTTATCGCCGGTGGCGGTGGCAGCCTTAATGGTTTTAACAATGGTGGTGGTGCTGGAGCTGGCGGTTACCGCTCATCTGTAACAGGTGAATCTTCTGGTGGTGGCGCTCCTGCGGAAACCCCAATAAATGCGGTTTTAGCTACAAATTACACTGTAACAGTAGGCGCTGGTGGTCCAACAGGAACTAATCCGGGCTCAAATTCAGTTTTTAGCACTATAACTTCTACTGGTGGTGGTCATGGTGGAACACAAGGTGGCGCTGGTGGTAACGGCGGTTCGAGCGGTGGCGGTGGTGAAAACTCTGCTCCGGGAACTGCCACAGCTAATCAGGGATTTGCAGGTGGTTCGGGTTCGGGCCAGGTTGGTGCTGGTGGCGGTGGCGCAGGTGGCGTCGGTGCAACTGGAAGCTATGCTGGCGCTAACCAGTTTGGCGGTTTGGGTGTAGCTTCTAGCATTACTGGTACTAGCGTCACTCGCGCTTCGGGTGGAGCTGGAAAAGAGGCGAGCGCAACTGGTACGGCTGCAAGACCCGGTGGTGGTGGTGCTACTGCAGGTGCAGGCACAGCAAATACTGGTGGTGGCGCTGGTGGTGGAAATAGCGGTGCAGCCGGTGGTTCAGGTGTTGTTATTTTGCGCTATCCGTCTGCCTATACGATTACAGTTGGTGCAGGATTGACAGGCTCTACTTCGACATCCGGCGCTTATAGTGTAACCACAATAACTGCTGGTACTGGAAATGTGAGTTGGGCATAATGGCACACTACGCTTTTTTAAATGAAGACAACATTGTTACGGAAGTAATTGTTGGCATTGACGAAACCGAGCTGATTGAGGGCAAAGATCCCGAAACTTGGTATGGCGAGTTTAGGGGACAAGCTTGCAAGCGAACAAGTTACAACAACAACATTCGCAAGAACTACGCTGGTATTGGTTATACCTACGATGCCGACCTAGACGCTTTTATTGCACCACAACCTTATGCTTCTTGGACACTTGACCAAGCAACTTGCACTTGGCAACCACCTAAGCCAGTGCCGACCTCCGGAAGTTATCGCTGGGACGAAGCTAGTGTAAACTGGGTCAGGGTTGAAGGAGAATAAATGTCAGTAAACGCGACTAGAACCACAGTAGGCACAGCAGCAGTTCAGATTGCCGGGGCTTCTAATATGCCTCAATATGTCTGGGTTCAAAACGCTGATTACGCCGGCACTACGCAAATTTTTGTTGGCGCAGCTGATGTCACTACTTCTACCGGCTTCCGTGTTTGGCGCGATCAGACGGTAGCCTACGAACTCGCTCCCAACGACTCATTGTTTGCCATTTGCAGCGCTGCTGGTGGCACTGCTGCCGTATTGCGCGTAACCAAGTAACTATTAGCTAAACAACCTACATTCAAACCGGAAGGCACGAGTGTATGGACGAGCAGATACCAGCTTGGGCGATCGAACTAATCAAGCAGGTCGAACGCCTAAACGAGAAGATCCCTACTCACATTGACTGGGTAGAGCGCAATCTTAAAGACCACGAACGGCGTATTCGCTTCCTAGAGAAAATAGTTTGGCTTGCTGCTGGCGCTGCCGGGTTTATTAGCTCAGTCGTAACTTCAATGCTCAAGTAGAATACGACTATGCGCTTTCCTTTCTCTTCTAACAAGGTCACCGGTCACTTCGGCACATTGTCTGAGTACCGGCGTAAAAACGGCTTGCAGCCCCATTCAGGGACGGATTGGGCTATGCCAGAAGGCACAGCAATCCCGGCGATTGCTAAGGGAACAATCAAGCTAGTTCAATGGTCAGAAGTTTTGGGCTGGGTAGTGGTACAGACTGCTATGGACAAAGACGGCGAGATCTGGTATCTCGGCTACTGTCACCTAGCGAAAAAGCCAGAATACGAAGTCGGTCACAAAGTTGCCGAAGGTGACATTATCGCCAAAATTGGTGGCGGTAAGAAATTCCCTAGCGGATCTGCCAGCACCGGGGGACACCTACACGCAACAGCTTCTAAAACTCTAAAAGGTGTTTTCGGCACGACTGCACAGAAAGTCGATCTATACAAGCTAATTCAGGAGAACCAAAGTGAATAATGTAAAACAAATTGTTATCAGATCTATTGGTCTATTCCTAGCCACCTTTTTCGGCGGAACTGCTATCGGTGCAATGGTGGGCGACTGGGTTATGGGTTCGCTTATTGGTGTCGGCAGCGCATTTGCTGTAGTGCTAACAATGATTGGTGTTTCGGTAGCGTGGTCTGGTGAGCTAAGCGCACAAGCAATTACTAACGCTTACCGCGCAGCCGTATCTAAAGCAGCCGAAGATAATGAGCAAGTAAAAGACGCACTAAAGGTCGAAGAAGACGGCGAATTTAGTTTTGACGACATTGACTTTGACGATTACGACCCGGATCTTGCTGACCGCTGATTCTTTTGTAGCAGTATTCGGCGCTCGCTAGGGTTCATTCCTGCCCAAATACCTTCTGTTTCATTCGCTGCCAACGCATACTCACCGCAAGCCTTAAGTAAGGAACATTCCTTACAAAGTTCTTTAGCGTATTGTTCCGCTGCTTTGCGACTCGCCGGTTCGAACAAATTTTCTAGGAAAAAAATGTCACCGCGATCTACGCAAGCAGGACCGACTCCATTCTCGCGCTTTAGGAACTTAGCGCCATTCATTAGGCGCTCATACAACTGCTCGCTAGTAACCATTAGACAACTTTCGTAACCTTTTTTACATTATTGCGCAAAAAAAGTCAGTAGATGTAGTTAGAGTTGGCGCGTTACAAAAAAAGAGCCGGAGCAGATTTTAGAAACCTACTCCGGCAACCAGACGAAAGGACAAGACGAATGGTAGAAGAAATAGTAACACACTTTGAGAAAAGTGCTTACTATCTAGGCGATTACTCCCCCGGTGACGAAGCGTGGGAAGAATTGCGCAAGGGCAGGATAGGCGGAAGCGAGGTCGGTGCAATCGCTGGCGAAAGCCGTTACGAAAGTGCCTATTCGCTTTGGGCTAAAAAGCTAGGACTTATCCCCGACCACATTGAAGAAAATGAAGCTATGTATTGGGGACGCGCGCTAGAACCTGTTATCGCGCAGCGCTTCCTAGCCGAGCACCAAGACTGGATACACGCCACAGAACTAGGATCTTGGGCGAATAGGGAACACGACTTCATGTTCGCTAGTCCAGACGGCGCTTATCTAAAGCCAGACGGCACTGTCGGGATCTTAGAGATTAAGACCGCGCGATACCAAGACGATTGGGCGAACGGCGTTCCAAAGTATTACCTTACGCAAGTTCAGTGGTACATGCACTGCTTTGATGTAAGCGAAGCTTATGTGGCGATCTTGTTTTCCGGTTCGGAGTACCGCGAGTATCTAGTAACAGCCGACAAGATGTGGCAGCAATACGATCTAAAAATGGTGACCGAGTTTCTAAAGGCAATCGAAACTAAGGAAAGACCAGCTTGGGACGGCAGCGAAGCGACACTAACGACTGTGCGCCGACAGCACCCAGACATTGACGGGAGCGCTAGTTATGACTTGGAAGATCTAGGTATGCATTATGACCTAGCTCTTGACAAGCTTGAAGAACAAAAAGCCGAGGTCAATAAATTGCAGTCTATGGTGCTAGACGCTATGGGATCTGCAAAGACCGGGTTGGTTTACGAAATACCACGCTTCATAAGAACAGCACGCAACGGCGGAACGCCATACCTAACTAGAAAGAAGAACAAATGACACAGATAACAGACGACCTAGTTGATTTCTACTCCGCAGATCCAAACCTTGGTGACATTGTGTTTATGAAAAACAACTTTGAAGATGTGAGTATTCGCGGAGAAGTAGTCGGGCTAGAGCGTATCGCACCAAACCGAGGACTAAACCCGGATCGCACTTACGAAGTAGTTATCTATACCGGCTTGCTGCTAAAGGTAGCTGGCATTGACCTTTGGCTAGATACTGCCGAATGGGAAATAACCGACAAGCTAACCGGCTGGGAATACAAAAAGCTTCCACCGGAAGTAGTTGGGCAAGGCATTAACCAAGACGAAGACGACGAGTAAAGGACAAGAAGATGGCACAATTCAACCTAAACGATTACGAAACAGTAGCCGAAAGACTTAAGCGCTTTTTGGCAGATCGACCACTGGCGCGTATTGAAACTATTAACCATACAACCCAAGCGGATCGCGAGGTTTTAACTTGGATTATGGAAGCTCGCATTTGGATTCCTGTGGACGAGTTCGATTTAAAGCAGGGCTGGTATCTAAAGGCAACCGGTCACGCTTTCGAGATTGACGGACAGAACGGTATGGCGAACAAGACCAGCGCGTTAGAGAACTGCGAAACTAGCGCTATCGGTAGAGCCTTGGCTAACTGCGGTTACGGCGGTGATAAGCGAGTTTCACGCGAGGAAATGGCTAAGGTAGAGCGCGGTGTGCAGCCAACTAAAGATTGGATTGCATTAGCTAAGCAAGCCGACAGTGTCACAGCCTTGCGCGACCTTTACACTAAAGCTAGGAGAGCGGGCGCAACAACTCCTGAATTAGTGCAGATTGCGGAAATGGCGGATAAGTGGACGAGTCCAACCGGAGAATCCTTATAGCTCACCTAGCGGAGCAGCGAGAGTTTCTTGAAATGGTAGTGAAAGCTAACCGCACCGACCTTATTCTCGCTGCTTCACGCCGGGTCTATCAACTAGAAAGCCTACTTAATGACGGAAATAATTACCCCAGACCGGATAATTCAGGCGCTAACTGAAATACGCCGAGAAGCTGAAAAGGGCATAGACGCTCTATACGCAGCCGAAGTAGAACTAGCCAACAAGCAACTAGAAGCAGACCGGATTGAATCTGCTGCCTATTTGCGCATTGAAGGATTAGTCGCGGATCGCACCGCATTAGCCAAGTTAGAAAGTTCGGGAGCAAAGTTTGAAGTTGATCTGGCAAAAGCTAAGCTAAACCGAATTAAAACTAAGCTCCAACAAATACAGCAGCAGCAGTCAGCAATACAGACGCAAGCGCGTATGGTAGAGATTACTTACCTAAATGGTAGATAGAAAGGACAAAATGAAGATTGGATCGCTATTTTCGGGCTACGGTGGCTTGGACTTAGCTGTAACAAATGTGACCGGGGCAGAGGTGGCTTGGCACTGCGAATGGGACGATGCGCCTTCCAAGATTTTGGAAAAGCACTTTCCCGATGTGCCAAATTACCGCGATGTTTTAAAAGTGGATTTTACACAAGTTGAACCGGTAGACATTCTTACAGGTGGGTTTCCCTGCCAAGACTTATCCTTAGCTGGCAAGCGCGCCGGGCTAAAGGACGGAACAAGAAGCGGACTGTGGACAGAGTTCGCTAGAGCAATACAAGAAATTAAACCTAGATTGGTGGTTATTGAAAATGTTAGAGGATTACTTAGCGCAAGCGCAACCAACCCTGAAATGGAATACTGCGCGTGGTGTATGGGAGAAACTGGGGACGGTGAACCTGCTTTGCGAGCACTCGGAGCTGTTCTCGGAGATCTGGCAGACCTCGGGTACGATGCGAAATGGACGGGTATACGAGCTGCTGACGCCGGTGCACCACACAACCGATACCGCATCTTTATCATTGCCTACCCCAACGGCTCGCGACCATAAAGACGGTTCAGCTCCGCGTATACGCAACGGCAAAGTGCAAACCGACAGTATTGCTAAAACAGTCTTACATAGCGGGGAAATTTTGTTGCCTACTCCACAAGTAGATGACTCGAAAAACACGGGTCATAATCAAACACGCCGAAGCACTTTAGCCAGCGAAGTTTGGGCAACCGAACGGGCAACAAATTGGGGCAAATTTAGACCGGCAATCCGTAAATGGGAAGAAATAATGGGTCGCGAATCACCTTCTCCTACTAATCCAGACGGCACAGACGGCGCGGCTAGACTCTCCAGTGCTTTTACGGAATGGATGATGGGCTTGCCAAAAGGTTGGGTAACTGATAGCGGTCTTAATCGCAACCAAGAGCTAAAAGCTTGCGGTAATGGCGTAGTACCACAGCAAGCCGAACTAGCGCTAAGAGTTTTGTTGCAAGGTATCGCTATTCCTGCCGGGGGGGGGGAGATGAAGCTACCAACACCAACGGCTAGTGATGTATTTACCGACAGACTAAGTAGCTCACAACAGAAGCCCGGTTCAATGCACAGCGTTACACTTCCACAAGCCGTTAGGTGGTTAGTCGCAGAATGACACCGAAGCAATTTAGCAAGTATTTAGCGCGCGATCTAAGTTGCTGGCATTGTGGCTACACGGAGAACCTTGTACCGCATCACCGCAAGAACCGGGGTATGGGTGGTTCTAAAGCTGCTGATGTACCAAGCAACATAATCGCTATGTGCGGACTTTACAACGGACTAATGGAAAGCCAGCAAGCAGCAGCCTCTCTAGCGCTCTCTAAGGGCTGGAAACTATCCGGCTGGGAGAATCCACTAGAAAGCATTATTTACCACGCAGGAGAAGGCGCTTGGTATCAACTAGACGACAAATACAACCGAGTATTGCTAACAGAATAGGAAAAGAAAAATGAGCTATAAGAATCACGCTGAAACTACACGCGAATACTACCGCCAGCAAGGTGTTAAGAGAGAGCGAGAAAGAATACAGCAATTACTAACCGAAAAGCTAGGTAATGGTGACAAAACTTGGAGTCCAGTTTATGTAATCAGCTTGCTTAAAGATAACCCAGAGTCTGTTACAAGCTCATAAGCAACTGGCACTAGAAAGGACAATAATGCCAATCATTAGATCCGAACACGAATTTGAGGAGTCATTCACCCGGCTGCCGAACCGCTGGCTACGCGATGACCGGCTTTCGCTAAAAGCCATTGGGCTACTAGCACAGCTGCAAAGCCACAGCGTTGGTTGGAAAATAAGCGTAAACACTCTCGCTAAAACTAACCGGGTCGGTATCGACTACATTCGCGGAGCGATCTTAGAGCTAGAAGAAGCCGGTTATCTAATTCGAACCCAAGAGCGCGACCAAAGAAATAGATTCGGAGAGTCTTTTTGGCGCACCGCAGACCCAACTAATTCTCCGTCATCGGGTTTTCCGTCATCGGCTTTTCCGTCATCGGAGAATCCAACTACTAAGAAGAACAATGTTAAGAACGAACAAGAAGAAGAAATAATTGCACTTTTCTATAACTTCTGGCAGATCTATCCGCGCAAGGTCGCGGTCGCCAGCGCTAGAAAAGCTTTCTACAAGGTAGTTACCCTAGAAATGGGTAAACAAGTCTTAGAAGGCGCTACAAGGCTGGCTAACGACCCGAATCTACCTTCGGCGCAGTTTATTCCTTATCCGGCGACTTGGATTAACCGCGAAGGCTGGAATGACGACCCATACCCAGAGAGGCAACTCAGCCCGGCGGAAAAGCAGCAACAGGCGATCGCTAATCAGTCCGAAAGTATGGCTAAGCGCCGAAAAGAAAGCGCAGAATACTTAGAGCAACTAAAAGCCGAAGCAGCGAACGCAGCACCACCGCCGGGATGCGAGCACAAGACTTCGCTGGCAAGATGTAACATCTGCACGCGTATTATGGCGCAAAATGACTAATACTGGTAATCTAAGAGCGTGGAAGAACAGCGAATTTGCGCGCGATGCGGTATTGATCGCGACTTACCTGTTAAGAAGCAAAACGGCAAAGAACTCTGTCGCGGGTGTCGCGTCAAGGTTGAACACGTGGTCAGGTATTCGCATAGCGTCTGTCTGGCTTGGCGTGGTGACTTTGATGCAGACGATAATCCGATACACAACGGATCTATGTTTCTACCCGGTGACAGAACTTGCGGTCACAAAGACTGCATAAACCCAGAACACATTACGAAAGGAAAGTAACAAATGGCAAAGATCAAGGCAACAGACGCCGAGGTTCTATCAGTTTTCGCTGGTAAAGGCTTCCGCGCTAGGGAAACCAGCACCAACGAGCTAGGCGAAGAAAAGATTATTTATTTCAAGGTATGGGGCAAGTTCCCTGTCGCTGTTGGCGATGTTGTAGATGTGACCGGGGATCTAAGTACTCGCGTAGAAGAAGGCTTGGACTCTGACGGCAACCCGAAGCTCGACCGCGAGGGTAAGCCAGCACGCTACGCAGCAATTCACATCAACAACGCAGTAGTAAAGAACAACGCGCCGTTCTAATGGAAATACTGATTGCTGGTGTGCCTGTACCGCAAGGCAGTATGAGGCACATTGGCAACGGTGTAATTATTAGCTCTAACGCGAAACTAAAGAAGTGGCGCGAACAGATCGCTAAGGCGGTGGTAGCGATCTACGGCGAACCAGAAATAGACCAACCGGTAGCAATTACCGTAATCTTCAATATGCCGAGGCTACCTAGCGTAAAAAGAGCGCAACCGACAGTCGCACCGGACTTGGACAAGTTACAGCGCGCAATAGGGGACGCGCTCTCTATCGACTGCAAATACCTAAAAGACGACGCGGTTATTGTGGAGTGGCACGCGTACAAGCGTTACGACCCGAATCCGAGCGCGGTTATCAAAGTAGAAATTTTAGACTCGCCGTAAAAACTTTTCTAAATAGTTGCTATTAGTTGCTAAAAGTTAGCTAAGATAGTTACAAGGACGAAAGGACAACCGATGCTAAAGAATACTCAAACTCAACTAAACACCCACCGGGCTATGGCTAATGTTTACCTACGCGCTGCAGAAGCTTATGGCGCGACCGGTAACCGAGCAATGTATGTAGCCAAGATGTCGCAGTACGAAAAGGAAATGCGTGAAGTTCTGCGCTGCCAGATCGCGCTAAAGAAAGTCGGTGCATAAATGACTAATCGCGCGCAAGAAACACTAACCCTTATTGCAGTAGCTCTGCTAGGTCTAGCAATGATCTTCGACCTACACCGAATCTTCCTGCGCTGGGCTTATCCAATTATGACCGATTACTTTGATTGGCTAGTGCGATGAACCTAAGCGATAACCCAAACTACGCCATTATCAAAGAATGGCTAGATCTTAGACACCTAAGCCAAACACTACTTTTGGAATCTATGGCTGCTCTTACTGCTGCAATAGACAATCCCAATCAAGAAATGGTAGATGAAGCAAAGCGCAAAGTTGCAGAGCTCAATCTGATCACAGCGGAACTCCGCGAACTACATACGAAACGAGATAACTGAAAATGAACAACCTGCTACTAACACCTAAGCAAGCTGCCGACTATCTAGGCGTGCACCTAAACACTGTTTACCGACTAATCCAGAACAGTGAAATTGCTGCCTCGCGCCTCGGACCAAGAATGCTAAGAATCAACCGCGAACAACTAGACAACTATCTGAAAGGACAAACAAATGCCACACGCCAGAACAACTGACCCGGTAACTTCGCACGAAGCTGCTGCCTCGGTAAGCAACCTAACCAAAACTCAACAGACGATTTTGGATTTATTCCAGCGCGTAGATAAGCGAATGACGGACAACGAGCTTATTCGCTGGTATTGGTGGGCTGTTTCTAACTTGCAAGCTCCAAACGCCAGCGACAGTGGAATCAGATCGCGCCGGGCGGAACTAACTCGCGCCGGTAAGCTACGCGACTCCGGATCACGCCACAAGTTACCTAGTGGCAGGAACGCGATTGTATGGGAGCTGGCTAATGATTAGAGAGTTCTTTGAGCATTTACTAAAGCCTAAGAAATACGCGCTTTACCTCTACTGCCGAGAGTGCAATCAGCGTCTTGATACTAAGTTTCTAATTACAACGGAAGCTAAAGAGTTTCTAAAGCTCTGGAATAACTACCACGACCACGATAAGGAAGCGGAATGAGCAACCCACTGGGTAATGACGGCATTGGAATAATTGTCGAAGGTAACCACCGGATCGCTATGACGGTGGATCAATACAACGAAGCACTAGCGCGATCTGCCAAGATCGAACGCGAGGACGCAGTTGAAGGTGAGCGTGACAGGATTGCTGCATACGCAAAGACCCGGCTTTGCTGGAAGCGTGACGAAGGCAAAGAATGTATGCATGATGCTTGTTTTGAGCTGCTGGATCTTATTGAGAAAGTTTGGAAACCAGAGTGAACAACTGCGAACATGTAGAAATGCGATGGCTCGATTGCGCTGCTTGCGAGGAACACGGCTTGGAATGCGACCAGCTAATTTGTACCAGTTGCGGTGCTCACATAAATGAAAGGGACAACTAATGGAAAATGAAAACGACCTAGAACGACTTATTGAAAAGTCTAAAGAAGTCGGCAAGCTAACTGAACAAATGCGAATAATCGAATTACTAAACAAGGTCGCTGTTGGGCAACAGTCGGTATTGGACTTCAACAATAATCGCAAGGACAAGCACGATAGAGAGTTAGTTGTGGCTACCGTTTACCAGCTAATCGCTCTTATTCGCGAGGAGCAAAAGTGAAAGATTTACAAGAGCTAATTCACACCAACGCTCACAATGCATACGAAATTGGCGTAAGAACCGAGAAGGAACGCAATATGCGATTGGCTGCTAACCGGATCTGCTTTGACAATGCGACCGGTTGTGAACACGCAGCTTGCTATGCGCTTAGAGATCTAATTGAACTCATAAGAGAAGATACAAAGTGATTACGGAACTTTGCCCGGTCTGCGAGAAGACTGACCAAGTTATTTCTAACCCAGACGACAATGGCTACAAGGTAAAAGTTTGTATGGAGTGCTATCTTGCATTAGAGGCAGAGAGGATTACAGCGTGGATCGCCAAGAATGCCAGTGTGAAGAAAAGCCAGTAGTAATACTGCCGGCTGCAGAAATACAGCAAATACGCAAAGACCGGGATCGCCGGTACGAAGGTCATTACCACATTACGGTTTATTATCCCAAGACCAAGCCAATTAGTATCCACGACGATTGGTTCTTTCTTTTGAAAACACTTGTTGATTGTTGTGGTTTGATAGTTGAAACAGTAAAGTTTGAAGTGAAACTTGAAGCTTATGAATTTGCACTGGGATTGCGAGAATGCTAATGGACTTACTGATTGTGCTTCTTGTTATCGCTGTGACGCTTGTAGGGCTTTGGTTCATCGGTAGCTACATTGTCTTCATCGCGCTGTCCCAACTGGTCGCGCGCATCAGAGAACACATAAAGGACTAAGTATGCTAGAAGATCTAAGACCGCCAGCAGCTCTTAGGGGTAGCTGTAAAGTAAGCGTAGTTATGGCAACCCTAGACAAAAAAGATCAAGAGATACTTACGGCAGCAATCTTTGATAGCAACGCGTGGCCTGTCAAGACATTGTCAAGAGCACTGGGAGAAAAGGGCATACAAATTAGCGATACGCCATTGACCTCTCACCGGTACAAGAACTGCGCGTGTTTTAGATAATGCTAGAGAACTTAGAGCCAGCGCCTAAGATAACCGCACCGAAAGACTTTCGCGCTGGTGTGGAGTTTGACGGCTTAGGCGGAACAGCCACAACCGAAGGACTACTAGAAGAACCTAACTTTGACGACTTCCTACGCGATCGCGGTTACAACCCTGACGAATACGAGATAGTCGGCGCACCGCGCACTAGCCAGTGGCAACGCTATGACGGCGAATGGCTAACGGCTTACCGCTTCCGCTTTCAGAAGCGAACCATAACTAATACCGAACTACCTTTGCTCTACGCACAAGCGAAGCGCGAGTACAAGCCGGGTAAAACTAAAACAACAGAATGCACATTAGTAATTGGTTGGTCAGACACTCAGACCGGTAAGGTCGGATTGCGCGGTGGAACTGTCGAACTAATCCAGAGAATCGAAGCTAAGCGCCAGCTACTAGAAGACTTTGTAAAGAAACACAAGCCAGAACAGATTTTGTTTCTGGATGTGGGTGACGGAATAGAAGGTTTTGAAAATACCGGGGGACAGCTATTCACCAACGACCTGTCAATTATGCAGCAGGTAGATCTGGAAGCAACCTTCCGCTGGGATACGCTAAAGATGCTGGCTAGATACAGCGACAACATAATCTCTGCCTCTGTCGGATCTAATCACTGTCAATGGCGCAAGGGCAAGGATCGCTTAGGTAATCCCTTAGACGACTGGGGTATCCACATCAACCGACAGTTAGCGCGCCTAGCGCAAGAAACAAAAACACCGGTGAAGTTCTTAGAGCCACAACCTTATGACGAGAGCTTGGCGATACAGGTTTACGAGCACATAGTTGGACTCGCTCACGGACACCAAGCTAACCGACCAGAGCAGATACCTAACTGGTGGCGCGGTCAATCCCACGGAGAACAACCAGTAGCAGACGCAACTATCTTGAACACAGGTCACTTTCACCATGTCAGAGTTATAGAAACTGGACGCAAGAATGGAAGATCGCGCTGGTGGGTGCAGATGCCAACGCTAGACAATGGTTCGGATTGGTATAGACAGCGCGCCGGTGACGATAGCGATCCCGGCTTGTTGGTTTACTTGCTTTACCCTGACACTCCATTTACCGGCACAGTGTATAAACTCTAACAATGCCTACCTATAACTACCGCTGCGCCAACAACCACCACCGGGAGCTATCCCATTCCATTCACTACCAAGGTTATGTTAAATGCGGGGAGTGTGACTTACTTATGAACCGGATACCAGCGCGGATTGCTGGGGTAAAGTTCTATGGCTCCGGTTGGTACACCAACGACAAGAATAAATAACTTACGCGTATGTCCACACAATTTCCTAAACCTTGCTTAGATTGTGGGCGGGTAACCAAGAACGGATCTCGCTGCGAAACCCACGAAGCAGAACGGCAAGCGACAAGGGCAGCGGTAGCGCCTAAAAGAAAATACCAAAACAAACCAAGACGAGAACATTACTTGGGGGACTATAACGCTAGAGCTAAAGAAGTAAGGCAGAACGCCGTCTATTGTCACCTGTGCGGAGATAGTGCTAGAGCTTTCGATCCTTGGACAGCCGACCACCTAATCGCTGGTGATCCACTTTCTCCCCTGCTACCGGCTCATCGAAGCTGTAACAGCAGACGCAAGAACAAACCACTCACCAATTAGCCACTACCGCCGGGGAAACTACTGGGGGTGGGTCAGAAACTTTCCAATCCTGCGATAGTAAAC